TACCCTTGGCTACCAGTATAGCCTTGGGATCCAGTATATCCAATAGGTCCTTGTACTGTCGAGGCAGATCCAGTATAGCCCTGGCTACCTGTATATCCAATAGATCCAGTATACCCTATTGGACCTTGGATAGTCGATGCGGATCCTGTATACCCCTGGGACCCAGTATAACCTTGAGATCCCGTATACCCCCAGGACCCAGTATATCCCTGGCTTCCAGTATACCCTTGGCTACCAGTATAGCCTTGGGATCCAGTATATCCAATAGGTCCTTGTACTGTCGAGGCAGATCCAGTATAGCCCTGGCTACCTGTATATCCAATAGATCCGGTATATCCTTGACTGCCAGTATATCCTCGAGAACCAGTATAACCTTGGGATCCAGTATATCCTTGGGAGCCAGTATAACCTACTCCCGCGTACGCCCCACTAGATCCTGTATATCCAATCGATCCTGTATATCCAATTGACCCAGTATATCCTTGGCTACCTGTATATCCTTGACTACCGGTGTATCCTCGGCTACCTGTATATCCATCAACACCAATGTACCCAGCAGACCCTGTATATCCAATAGCAGTGGAAGCGGATCCTGTATATCCCCGAGGTCCACCGGGCAAAATTGATTCCCATACGGTACCATTCCATATGTTGAGTAACGGTACAGTTGTATTATACCACAACGCTCCTAATTGAGGATCCTGTGGTGCTGTTGCAGATATTGTAACAGAACCACCATGCTCAGCTATCCATTGAAAGTTGATGTCTAGGTCGGATAGCTGAACTGTATCTTGCTTAGTAGCAAAGGTTACAGGAAGATTTATTGCCATGGCCAAATATCCTCGTTCCAATCAGTGCGTTCGTTCCAACGATTGATCCACACGACAGAGTTGTTGTTATTATTCTTCCAAGTTGCTGTTATTTCTTTATATCCGCCAGTTTTCAAGAAGGACATTAGACGATTTCTATTAGATGATAAGTTATTGTTGACAATGATCTGATACAATTTTGTTTCGTTATTAGCGCTGGCAGTGTAATGGAAGGTTATTGTTTCTGCTGGGTCTGCTGTAAAGCTGAAAATTGATTGTCTATCAATTTCAGGTACACCTCGGAGAGTATCGGCTGATTGCACATCCAATCCAGATTTATATTGGACATCGTCATTGAAGGGATGCCTAAAGAACCCACTAATCTTATTGCCTAAGATTGTTACATAAGGGTTTGTTACAGATGGTGTTATAGTAACAGGATGTTCTGTTACACCATCTGTATATTTAATAGTATACTCAAACTCCGTACCTTCATACACAGTAGCAAGAACAGTTTGATCTGGCGTAAACATTCCCATATTAGATTAATACAAATGATGTTTTGTTAGTGACCTTATCATCAACCATGGTGAAGCACATCTTACGATTTACGCCACCACCAGATGTGTCGCCGGCCTTCAATCCCCTATATCCAATGTGGATCCAGTTCCATCCCTTAGATGGAGCATATTCAAGAATTAGCTGGTCATATGGGATGGTTCTTTCGATTTGTTGAATTAACTCATATGTGTGTGGGTGACGAGCTGATCCACCTGGCTTAAGAAGGCCAATATCAACTGCACGTCCCATTCCATGATCGCTATTTCCACTACCCTGACGATATCCTGATGTGATTCTCCATAACTTACCATACCCAGCCATTCCTTCTGGAAGAACACTCAGTAGTGGTTCCATACAATTAGCAGCAACTTGAGCAAGGTTACATACAATCTGCTGTTCTGTTAGCCCCATTTGGGCAACTAATCTATGCTGACGGTTGAATCCACCATCAAAGAACATACCTAAGGTAAAGTTGGGTGATAGTCTAAACGTCCCAGTAAATTCAGATACATTTTGAACAATCGCACATGGAACAACAGTATTCGTATTTGCACCTCCGGATGGCTTAGCTTCTTCCTGTGGTGTAACGGTTTCTGTCTTACCGTGGTCAGCTTCTGTCTTTGTTTTAAACTCTTGTCCGTCTTTTGTAGCCCACTGATCTGGAGTTTCAAACTGATACGGCTTCTCTCCTTCTAGTGGAGGTGGTGAAAGGAAGTCCATTCTAACATTGAGAGCTTCTTTGGCACCAGGTGTAGTTAGAGAATACGATGTAGCATCAGACGCAACCCCACTATTCAACCACACATTGGATCCATCAACGCCAATATCACCACCGGCCTTAATACTTGCAGAGGCACCTGATGAGAGGTTAGCAGCTCCCCCTGATTTCATTTCAAGGTTACCGCCTGCTTGTAAACTAGACAGACCAGTCGAGTACATCTTGAAGTCACCGCCAACAGCAATAGACATATTGCCTGTGACGCCAATGTCATAGTCACCACCAACTTCCATCTTTGCTGAGCCAGCGACTTCAATATTAGCATCTGATCTACAGTATATGTTAATGTTTCCGTTTACAGTAAGGTTAGCAGAACCTTGAATGTATATCACACCATTACGATCAACAATCTGGTAGTCATCTCCAATTATTCTTGTAACACGAGTTCCATTTACGTCAATCTCTTCAAATGTACCAGCTCGATGGTACCGGTGGGTACGCTCATATCCAGGAGTGTCATCAAACTCTTGAATGTGGCCTGATTCCGTCTCATAAGTGTGATTGAACGGATACTTAGCACCATATGGAATTGTTGGTTGATCAACTGTACCTTGACCAAGAGCTAAAGGAATACTTCGGACTCTCTTTGAATTCTTGAGAGGAACAATTGTCCCATCAAACATACCACGAGCTAGACGGTGCGTATCTGGCTCTTTTAGTAGCGCCTTGAGAGGATACTTTTTGTTTGGGTCCTTGAATCCCGACTCACCATCTGTTGGAGGACTTGGAACAAAGGTTTCGTTAGGCCCTAAAACAACTGTAGTGGGTGGTGGATCACCGGCCGTCTTCTCAACTGCTTCTATAGCTGTTGTCTCAGTCTTAGTTCCATAGAAGTACTCATAGTATTTTAATCGCTTTGCTAGTGCTGTATCATTTGCAGCAGCTCCAACAGCAGTCTTAGCAGCATAGAAGTACCCGGGATTAGCGTTGGCTGGAGTAGATGCAGGTGTTCTTCTTTTAATGTAGTGAGCAGCACATAGTGCGCTAACATCGACGTCAGTAATCAACAGATCTGGATTAGAAAGAATGTCTACACCCATGACTTGTGAATACACTTTGTAGTTGGATCTACCAGTAATCTGGAGCATTCCTCTACCATAATACTTACCACCATCACCTGCTTGGGTATTTCCTAACCCTCTTCCGTTATTTTCTGGAGCATATACAAAGTCAAAGAACGACTCTCGTGTACCTTTCCAGTAAGCATACTTCTCAGCAAGTTCTGGTTTTCCGTTAAACGTATAGCCAAAAGTTCGCATTAGATTAGGAGCTGGATACACGTATCCTTCAGGAACAGCTTGCCATCCCGATTCTCCTCCACATAATGCAAGGAGAGTACACTTTTGCTCTCTAGTTGTTAACCCAACTTTATCAGCAGCAGCGATTAGAGCTTTAATTCCAGCGGCCGCTGCAATGCGATTTCCTTTGTACCAGGGAGGAGGTTCTGTTGGAATGTCAGTCGTTACTGTAGTTGTAGCTGGTTTTGTAGCAGCGTCAGCTTGGTCTTTAGCTTGAGGTTGTGATGCTGGTACTGGTGCTGTTTGAGCTGGAGCAGACTCAGTAGCCGGTTGTGTTACTACTTCCGGTGGATCGTCAAATAGCTTTCCAATCGTAACACTTTCTGCTTGAGGAATTCCACCAAGCGTACCCATCATAATTGGTTGCTGATTGTATGGAGGATCTCGGAAAATGATTAGGATTGATGTCCCTTCCACTGGACCTAGAGGTGAATGTCCAATACCATTCATTGATGCGGAAGTTAGTGGTCCTACTGGATAAGCCCAGGGTAGATCGTTGGTAGGAAGAATCGACTTATCATGGGTGTGAAGACCAACTATTCGAACTTGGCACCGACCAAGTTTCAAGGGGTCCATTCGGTTTTCTACAACCCCGATATAGAACATATTACTTTCGGTAGACATTATCTAAATCCTGAATAAAGGAGTCTTTGATTAGTTGCATTGTGCACTCGTGCTTTTCTCTACTAATCTTGTGGCAAATCGTTGCAACTAAGTAGTTACCAGATAATAATTTATCCATTGAGTCTTCAGGTGAATCCTTGCCTGCGATTGATCCTCTGATAGGAATCTGAACTGTTACCTTTTGCCCAGCAGTATATTTACTTCTACCGGGTACCGTGATCTCTAATTTTGAAGCTTCTGCAGCGCTAATTAGATGATTACGTCGTTGCATGAATGATATATTGCTTACATCCTGATATCCTTCAAAGTTGTTGAAGTATCCGGGTTCGTTGAATATACGAGAGCTACCTTGAAAGACTAAGTTGTTAGAGTGTAAAGAAAATTTGTTGAGGTGCTTGTCTTTTTCGGTTGTAAACGTAGGCTTAAATCCTACATGAGAATATCTCTTCGTAGTGATATCGTATGATATCAGTTGCGACCCATACATCCCCAATTGAATTCGATCAACATAATTAAAGTTTTCGGGGATGTTATAGTTTAAAATCTTTGAGAAGTCTGCTTCTACATCCTGTGTAGATGAGCCTCCATTGATGTTGCTCTTTGAAACTAAATCTGTGTAGTTGTCGGCAACAAACTTAGATTGGATTGGATTGTCATATAATGTCTCAAGCGACTGGAAGATAAATCCGCCTCTATTTTCAAAAAATACATAGTCGGGAGTTCCTGCCGAGCTTTGTGCTTGTGATGTCAAATACATTATATTCTGTACAGGTGACCAGAAGTTTGAAACATATTTCGTTGAGTTTGAAGTCTCCTCAATTGCGTAGTCTTTCACACTCTCTAATGCAGTGCTATCCTTTAATATCTTTTCAACAAGCGTAGATACTTTACCGGAAAACGTCTTCGAGAGCTTCTTGTTAAGGTCAACAATTCCCTCGATTGACATCAAATGTAAAATATAAACCTGCTCTCGTTCAGCTGACTTCTCTGCGCCATCCATCTTATAGATATAAAAGATGTTGGTGAATACATCTTTATCATTAGATCCTGGAGTTCTAAACTGAAGGTCTACGCGCTCTTCTCCAACTAAAGGAATCTTATTTGGCAGGTCAATTGGATCTTTCAGAACCATTCTAGCTGTAATGAATGGTGCAAATATGTCCTCAAACACTTCAACGTACGCTAGTTGATTGGTGATGTCGACAGAGGTGCCGTTTAGAGATACAATATTACATGCAAGTATCTCTACATCACCAGCAAATGTATTCTTGAAGTATGACATTACTTAATGAACTGTTCTAATTGATTTACTAACTGCGGAACTGCATCAGGGTGTATGATCTTTATCCTACGCTTGGATTCATTGACACTTTGTTCATAATCCCAGTTTGTCACTGCCGTTGCACCAAATGTACCAGGCAAAACAATACTCCCATCAGCTAGCTGGTAATGTTTTATACTGTATAAATTTGCCCCGTATTTTTCTGTGGCATACTCAAGAAGGTCACGGTCACTGAGAGGAAAGTCGTTGATGTAATCAAAAGTTTCGTTCGTTAACATTACCACCCAATGGTATAGAGGAGATCCGTATACCTTTGCTGCAATGATTTCTGGTGTATCTCCATCTTGTATATCGTACGAATCATATAATGTGATGGAGCTAAGCACGTCTCTACGAATCCGTACGTTAAGGGTAACGTCCCTCACAGCACGAACAACAGTTTCCCCATTTATTATGAATTCATAAGGGATAATAGGAAATTTTTTGAAATACATCAGTATCCGTCCTGAATATTTTCTTTTGTGAGGAGTGCCAACTCTTTGAATGTCAGGGTTACATTAATTTGGGTCGGATGTCCATCCGGAAACATGGCTACTACCCCCTGTGGCATGTAGGAGATATTCATATCAGTCAATACACAAGAAGTGTGTCGGTGGAGGCTTTTATTTTCCTCACCGTTGTGGTAGTATGCAATATCAAACTCTGAAGGAACTAGATACAAAAACTCGGATTCACTTTTAAACTCCGGGTGCATGTGCAACTTGAACATCTTAATGATTGCCTGTACGTTCCGTGCCTCTGTGAAGCTCTTCGGGTGGAATTGATATGAAAATGTAAATGTCCTGAAATCTACATTCTTAAACAGCTGTTCTGATTTGGGATTTGCAGCAACCCCTGCACCCTTTGCGAGGAATTTGCCGATCCCTGGTGTACTTAACGCTACAGATGCAGCATAGTCAGTCGCAGCACCACCTCTTCCTTCAGCAGATACTAATGCCTTAGCAATATCAGCAACAGATCCTCCTAGATTACCAGCTATTGAGTTTAGGACCTGTGAACCGGCCATTGTCTCTTCTTCGTAATTTACACCATACTTGATAGAAAGGTCTGTTGGAATGTGAAGAGCAATACACGTTTTTAATCGCTTAAACTTCTTCTGAGTAGCTAATCTTCCAATTGTATTTCCTATTACCGCTCCACCAGCAGTATCAGCTATCTTGGCCGCCACTGCGCCCCTTCCTGTTAGTTCAACTCCTGCACTACCTAAAATCTTCTTGGTTAATCCACTTGAAGCTCCGGCTATTGCTCCTGCTGTTGTTGCAAGAGTTTTACTATTAACGTCGGTTCTACTGACGTTGCCACTAAACCTTTCTGGCTGCTCTGATGATACTATAGATGGGTCAGCTCGTATGATCTTAGAATCTTCATGTACATTTAGGTAAAATATTACGTAATTGCCTCCATACTCTGACGTATTTAAGAGGTCTTCGGGATATGAGTGTTGATTCGCGGAATAGTTAGTCGGATTCCATTGTATGCTATTACCGCGTCTAACAGAATCAGAAGCTTTTGGTTGTCCCGCTACAGAAGGCTGTGAGCTAGATGACCCCACCTGAGCCATCAATAAAGCATCATCGGTGCCAGTAGCCATTCCATCGTTTGCCATATCGTGTACCCTAAATAAAATGTAAGCGCTTAACCTATTTATTTATGCCACACTATCATAAAAGAAAATACATTCCCATCCACCCAGAAAAGTATGAAGGGGATCCCACAGACATCATTATGAGGTCTTCATGGGAGACCAAGTTTGCCCTATGGTGTGATAATAATCCTAATGTACTAAAGTGGTCATCGGAAACAACAGTGATCCCATATGTATGTCCTACCGATAATAGACCTCACCGCTACTTTGTAGACTTTAAGATTAGAGTGAAGACCAAGACAGGATCGTTAAAGACCTACCTTGTTGAAATCAAGCCAGAAAAGCAGACAAGACCACCAGATACACCCAAAAGGAAAACCAGGCAGTACATTGCAGAAGTAATGACGTGGGGAAAGAACGAAGCTAAGTGGAAGGCAGCAACAAATTACTGTAAGGATAGAGGATATGAATTCATCATCCTTACAGAACGGGATTTATTCAACACCTCAGGGCGGACATAGTGATTATAGCGGCCGAAAAAAATAATGTCAAATTTTTCTTATAAATAACAGTATGGGAATATACACCACAATCTTTCAGAAGAACCAATACGACTTGCAACAGATGGCAAAGAAGTCGCAGAGTTGGTTCCAGCAGCAGGCTCAAATGCTGGGCGGGCAGCGTATCGCTCCAATGACCTTGATTAGGTCCGACTCATCGAAGAATGTCACCAAGATCATTCCGGGTGAGATGTATTTGTTTGCTTATGATCCAAAATTAAAAGACACTTTACCATACTGGGATATGTATCCTTTGGTCTTTCCATTCAGACGGCTTCCAGATGGATTTATTGGTCTAAACATGCACTATCTACCTTACATGCTTAGGGCTAGGATTCTAGATAGGTTGATGAGTTACGCTACAAATAAGACGATGGATCAGACCACGAGATTGAAGTTCTCATGGGCCACAATCCAGAGTGCATCTAAGTTGCAGCTTGCAGAGTCTTGTGTTCATAGATATCTGCTCAGCAATGTTAAATCTCCCTTCAAACGAATTGAATCTGCTCACTGGGCAACAGCTCTCATGCTCCCAGTAGAGAAGTTCGTAGGGTCCTCAAAACAACGTGTATGGACTGAATCGCTAAGATGAGTACAATCAAAGACTTCATTGCTCAAGTAAAAACGAGAGGAGCGGCTCGGGTCAACAGATATATTGTGCAATTGCCCATGGTATCGAAAGATCACATCACGGCATCCGCACTATATTGTGAGAGTGTAACATTACCTGGAATGTCTGTGAATACGAACCCATATATGATAACCAGTGAAGCTATAGACTTCCCCTCCAATAGGATTTTTGAACCCGTAAACATGACATTCTATGTTGACTCAAATTTATCTCTTAAGACGTGGTTTGATGCCTGGGTACGATATTCAATAGATGATAGGACAGGAGCAGTGAACTACTATCAATACTATGCCAAAGATAGTGATATTAGTATTACAGTACTAGATGTAAATGATACCCCCGTATACAAATGTACACTATACGAGGCTTGGCCAAAGACTGTCGGAGATGTAGTTCTTTCAGCTGTAGATAATAATGTGATGAGGTTAAACGTGACGTTTAACTATCGTAAATGGTCTTACGAAGTATTGAATTCATCTAACCCAGAAGGAACTATCCGTAGCAGATCAAGTCGACCAATAGAAGCTAATGGTCCTAATGAAGGTGATGTTCAGGGAATCATCACTGGAACTCCAGATGAGCTTACTACTAATGTATCAATGATTGCTCCAATAGGTCCTGTCTCTTCTGGATCACTATATAATATGAGTATGCCAGCATATGAAGATGATGGCACCCCTACTTTTGTGACGTAATATGAATACACTCAATGATAAGTTTGGTATAGAAACACTGCCAGTAGAAGTTGTAACCAAGACTGGTGAGGTTATTGTACCTGCACCTAATAGCGATGAAGAAGCTATTGAGTATGATTATGAAAAGACGAGGAACAATCTACATTCTCTTCTAGAGCAAGGTCAAGATGCGCTAATTCATGCACTTGAAGTAGCAAAGCAATCAGAACATCCGAGGGCATTTGAGGTAGTTGGTGGCTTAATGAAGCAACTTGCTGACGTTAATCATCAACTACTCGATCTAACAGAAAAGAAACAGAAACTCAAGGGCAAACCAACAACAACACCAGACAAGCAAGTGACAAATAACAACGCTTTCTTTGTAGGTTCTACAGCTGAATTGAACAAATTATTAAAAGGTGAATAATTATGGCTTTACCAATCAACACAATGCCCGTGTACACACTGACTATTCCTTCGACAAAGAAGGAGATGAAATATAGGCCGTTTCTTGTTAAGGAAGAAAAATCTCTATTAGTAGCTCAACAATCCGAAGATAGTATGGTGATGTTGGATACAGTAAAAGCTGTAATTGCATCATGCGCTAAGACGCCAATTGATGTCGACAAGTTGGCAACATTCGATGTAGAGTACATATTCTTGCAACTTCGGGCAATGTCAATTGGAGAGGTTGTTGATCTAACTTTTAAGTGCGATACGTGCGAGGATGAAAAGGCTAGAGCTAAGGTATCATTGAATCTTCAGGAAGCTAAGGTAGTGTTTCTGGATGAACACACCACCAAGATTCCTCTATTCAACGACGTTGGTATGGTAATGAAGTATCCTACATTGGATATTATTAAGAAAATTGAAAACTACAATTCAACAGACATCGAAGATAAGATTAACAACACAATTGAGTGCATTGATTACATCTACACAGGGGATGAGATGTTTCCTGCTGCTGATCAGACACAAGAAGAGTTACGAGAGTTTGTGGAAAACCTAACAGCAGACCAATTTGATAAAGTTCAACAATTCTTCAATACAATGCCATCTCTACGACAGTATGTCAAATATAACTGTCCTGTATGCAATAAGCCACATGACAAATATGTTGAAGGACTAGCAAGTTTTTTTTGATATGCCTAGCGCACGATGACTTATATAACTACTACAAGACAAATTTTTCATTGATGCAGTACCACAAGTATACGCTAGGCGACATTGAAAATATGGTACCGTTTGAACGTGAGATTTACGTTAACATGTTGATACAATATCTTGAGGAAGAAAAACAAAGGTTGCAGCAAAAAAAACAAGGGTAAACCATGGCTCAAGTTATTAAGTTTTCGGATATTGTAGCAGCACAGAAAAATCAGCAGATGGCAGTGAATGCTGAACAGCTACAAGAACTGACCCGTGCTGTCATTCACCAAAGCGAAACTCAATCTGCGAACCAAGAAAGTTTTATTCAGAACCTTAACGACACCCTTAAGAAAGGGTTTGATAAGGTCACAAACGAATTAAAATCAATTGGCGAACTCCAATCTAAATTGGGAGTCATTGCAGCCCAAGGATCCAAATATACACCTCAATCAGCCTTGCAGCAGATTAAAGGTGGAATACAGCAGATGGGTACAATTGAAGGCTTCATTGACGTTGAAAAATCAACAGGATTAATTGGAAATGCTCTGAAGCGCCGGCAGGCAAGAAAAGAATTCATCCAAGAACAGATGGAAATGGATACTACTCTCACAGGAACAAATGAAGAAAAGAAAGTATTACTGACGGAACGATTTAAAGAGGTAGAGAAGTTAAGATCACAAGCCAATGTAACTAACAACAAGGTAGATCGTTTACGAGAAAAAGGATACAGCGATACTCAGATAGAGAGAACATCCATCTACCAAGAAATGAAACAGATTAACGAGCGACTACAACAAGTAGATGCTTTATATAAAGAGAGACTTGAAATAGAGAATCAAAGTCAGAGGGATACTACTCTGCCACTGGGTCAATCGAGAATCAAAGTTAATGATATGATTGCAGCAAATGATCCTCTAATCACATCAGAAGAGAAGCAACAAGATGCACTAAAGATCCAGCAAGATGTTGCTGGAGAAACTATAAGGAATCAGATAGACACCATAATAATACTCAGACAACAAGAAGATATTCTTAAAAAGGTTGAAGAAAATACTAGAGCCTTTTTGACGAAAGAGATTTCTACAAGTAGTGGAGATGGAATCGAACTTAGTGGAAAGGCAGTATTAGGTGGAGGTAAAGCTATAGCCACTGGAGCTAGAGCAGCGTTATCAGGAGGAGCTCGATTAGCTTCAGTAGCATTACCTTATGCTGCTCCTGCTGCCATTGCTTATGGTGCCGCTAACGTCGTTGATTATGGAGTAGGTAAACTGGGTATTGGAAAAGATGCAGAAGGCAATGACATTGCTGTCAACGCAGAACAAGATGATAAGAATTGGGAGAAAATGACCACATTCCAGAAGCTTCAATCTGGTTTTGCCCGTGGCATTGAAAAGACTGGATCGTTTGTTGGATTGAGTAATATAGCAAGAGAGGCTCAGGCGAAGAGAATTGAAAGTGAAACAAAGTACCTCCAAAAACTAGAGCCAGCGCAGGCGCCTTCAATGGCCAATATAGTAGAAGGCCAATCAATTGAAGTTGGAACATCCAAACAATCAATATCATCTGCTCCAGTAGTAATCAATGCACCCCAGAGTACCAACATCGATAATAGTACCTCAAACTTCGGCGGTAAGCCAGTTACGAGGAATACTGATTCCACAATGTCAGATCTCAATCGATCACGATACAGGTTCGCATAAACAAAAAGGGGCCAATGGCCCCTTTTCTTTAGATCAGTTGATCTTACTCTTCAGCGATTGATTTGAAGTAGGACATCATATCCTCGTCATCATCTTCATCTAGACCAGCTGCTACAGCCTTGCGTGGCTGAGGAGCAGGTTTGGATGGCCGAGCAGGTTTGGCAGCAATAGTTTCAACTTCTTCGTCTTCGGCAGTTGCAGCCTGATATGCCGTCTCTGCCATTGAAGTACCAGAAAGTACTGCATCGAGCTTAGCCTTCAGCTCATCGTATGTCTTGAAGTTCTTAGGATCAAGAAACTCGTTCAGGTCGTACTGCTGCTTAGCAACATCAAGGATCTCTTGATCGTCGTCGGCTACAGCAGATACAGACTCAAACTCTGATGAGTCGTAGTTTGGATACTTGTCAACTACTTTCATCCGAAGCTTGAAGTTAGCACCTTCCCAGTAATCGAACACATTTACAGGATCCTCGTCCTCGAATGTTGGTCGAGCTTTCGCCATGATCTTGTCGAAAATCTTCTTACCAAACTTATAGAGGAACACCTTACCGTTGTTCTCTGGATGCTTTGGATCATTGACAACAAGAATGTTAGCAATGTAGTTCAGTTTACGCTTTTGGTTGCGTGCCTGCTTCCGCTCAGGTGAGTTATCATCACCAGAAGCATTCCACAACTTCATATTCAGCTCGCCAACAGGATCAGGCTTGCCGATTGTCGTCAGTGAATTCTCAATATACCACCGACCAGTCGGGCCCTTGAAACCATGAGACCATACCTTGACCCAAGGTAGCTGATCTTGATTTGTGTTGGGGAGAAAGCGGATCGTTGCTGTTGCGTTGCCCGCCTTGTCGCGCTCTGGTTTCCAGAAACGAGTGTCTTCATAAGACTTAGTGCTGGATTCTGGATTAGTGCTCTTCTCAAACTCCTGAGACATCTTGCTGAAGCTTGAGTTCCGTGATGCGCGTAGTGATTTTAGATTTAGTTCCATTTTGTATTTCCTTTAAACGTAGTATTGACGTAGTATTGCGTATGATTCATTACAAACTTACTCTTCACGTGTCTTATTTATAATGATCTCATCCTCAATTGAAACTCCATCGTCAAAAATATCATCTTCGTCTTCTTCATAGACATTGATGTACTTCATGCCACCAGTCTTTCGATTATTTGCATGGCGATGGTGTTTGCCTCGACGGCTGCCTTGATGTTCATCATCGAATGATGGTTGATGCCGAACTGTCTTACCCATGATACGTGCCTTGTTGCTCCTCTTTAAATTGCATATAGGCGTCTGCTACCTTCTGCTTATCAAACTTAACGAACCCAGCAGACTTTTCAATCTTTGAGAGCTCGCTATCTAACAGCAAAGCCACGTGAGGACTCTGCTTAAACTTCGAAACAACTCCGTCCAACTTATTAAGGATGACCATTGTCTCTAACGTGATTTGTTTAGCCATGTATAATTGTAACACATCGGGGATTTTATTTCCACTAAATTCATACTGAGCTCCAGACTCAGCAATTGTACTGAGGTCGTCACGGAAAATCTTAGTCATTGATTGACGACGTCGAAGATACTCTTTGTAGTTGGTCATCCCAGAGTTCGGATCATACACAACATCAGGATTGTCGTACATGAAGTTTGATGCAATGTACTGAATGTACTCTTTCTCGAGTTTAAACTGACGAGCCAACTTCTCGAAGATCATCCGATCGTTCCTACCAACAAACTTCTCCATGGAACTTTTTACACGGCCATTGGTAACGAACACATCGTACTTCTGGGAAGTGAAATGAAGCTTCACTGCCGTGTAGTATTTGAATGCTCTAAACCCGTCCATTATACATCCAGCTGTGCTTGTTCAGGGAGGTAGTTGAGATTGCGAAAGTCTTGTTCAAGTTTCTCACGAAGAGACTTGTTGATCTTCGACGCGATATCTTCTGGTTCAAGACTATGCTCATTGCAGTACTCGAGTGTTGCCTCGAGATAAGTTACCTTATGATCGACTGCATACTTCTCAATATAAAGAGAAAGTTCGTTTGCAGTCCTAAAAACATTTTCCATTTATACCCCTGCTTTGTTGATGTAAAAGTTAGTCACGCGGATCAAGTCATTCAACGTGGAGTACTCAGATAGCATCATCTTGTATGTCTTCCACTCATCTGTGTCAGTATCTCGCTCATCCATATTCGAGTTCGATAGGAACACGCTAAAGAACTTGTCCATTTTCATCTTAGCCACAACGAGTTTATTGTAGGTGTTGTTTAGTTCGGTTGCGGATTCATCTTTCAGAGATTCACGGATCAGTTTATAGTTCATGTTATCGTCGCATGGAAGCCAAGTCTTTGGCCTCTTCTTGTTTGAAAATAGGAATGGCATTCGACTTGTGGAGAGTCCCAATACCAAGTAACTTATCACCAGTATACATCAGAACATCTTTTTTGACACCGTTGCCAATTCCATCGCCGAGACTAGGAATCGGTTTCGTTTCGCGAATGTAAGGTCCCGTTGATGTCACAGTTACACCACGAAGACTTCGTTTGAGAGCTCGCTGCTCTTTCAGCATTGCCTTACGAGCCTCGAGTTGTTTCTTGGACAGGTTTGATCGTTGATTAGTATATATCATTTTACAATTGTCTCACACAATTGAATATTATTCAACGATCGACTCAAGCCAATTCTGATGAGACTGAACAACCTTTGCCTTAGCAGCAGGAGACCAGACAATCTCATCACAGCGACCATTGACGTAGGTCAAGACACGGTACTCAGCTCCTAGCGATTCGAGATCGTTAACGAGCTCAGACATTTCATGTTGATCTTCGACAGTCATACTGAAGATGAAACTTTGGTTGTTGAATTGAACTTCTTTGTAGTCTTTCATCATTTTCTCTCTTTGAATTTAAGCAGGAATCCCAAGACCAGCGAGACAATCTCGCGTGGTGTAGAATGAATCGCGGCCATCGCGAGTAGCTGCAATTTCGACGGTCGCGCCGATCTCACTGATCAGGTGCATCTTACGATTGTTGTACTCCACCGTAACATCGTTGATTTCGAAATAGTCGCCAAAGTCTTCACGAAGCAGTTGACGAGCTATATAAAGCGACTCTGCAAACAACATCACATTGAGTTGTTTTTCTTCGCCCTCAATACTGAGGTTGTACATCACTAGGGAATTCATAACCTTGCTTTCACTTTTCATCATAAGTACATTATCCGACAAATCGGAATTAATGTCAACGGCCATCTCATCCGCTGCAATCTGCAGCTCGCTGTTGATGTCCCAGAACTGACCCTCTTGTCGAACGGTATCCGTCCACCGTGCGAACTCAAACTCGAATTCCATAACATCTGCAGCATTCCAGTTCTCAGGATACATAATCATTTACCTTGTTGATGGAGTTTGTTGGCGTTCAGCTTGACCATAGATTCGACATGCTTCAGAAACCGCTTCTGCGAAGCTTTGCTTTCGCGTCGCAGGAAGCTCGTGATCGTACCATGAAGATACCCTTGAGCGTAGTGGCGATCTTCGCTGTCGAGCAGTCGATTGAGAGTATTCATCTGCTTGTCAATCTGATCTACGAGGGTGATTTCGATCGCTGGCTGTTTCATTTCATCTCTCCGTTCTTTCACTGTAGGGACATTATCACATAATTCGGAATTAATGTCAACAGCGGGGAAATGCCCGACTATTTTGGTAGGGTATTTTGATCAACCCCGAAAGATGCCTTGATGGATTCGATGCAGTAGCTACGGAATGCGTCTTCGATCTGATTCCGGTAATCTTGGTAGCCAGGAGGAACACCTTCTACGATCTTAACACACTCCCGAACAATCAACTCGGCGAACTTATTCCTATCGAATTCCCAATGTGGTGATCGCTCACTATACAACGGCTCGTTGGTATGAGTCCAACACTGTTCAGCAAGTTCACGAATTCGTTCGTTCATTCTTCAACACCGAAACTATCCAATATTGCGGCACCAATATTCTTCCTACCTTGATGCTCCATAAGACCAGCAGTAATCGCACATTCCCTGACAATCAACTCGGCGAACTTTTCTTCCCATAAGAGATCGTACAAATCATCTCCAGCAAAATGCTGGTCACACCACACATCGGTCTGTTGGGCCAATTTAAGAAATCGTTCGTTCATACTACACCTTAGTTACTGAGCATAATCAATTTTTGACCAATCACAATCATCCATGATATCTACTTGAATGTTAGGATGATCTTCAGCTTGTTTTAAGATACCAGCCAACACCGAATACCCATATCCAGTTGTTCGGTAGTTGTTCTTGTGGCATCGGTATATCGACCCTGAGTATCCTTTGAATAAGTAACAGTTGCCATCCTCTTCAACACTAACGATACCGCTATTGATCTTCCACGATTCGCCTTGAGTGTATCCACCGTACCACTGGGCAAATACTTTGTATGTGATCATATTCAAAGTATCTTCAACGAACCTAACGATCACCCAAGCATCGGGTGTATACTCTGTAGAATTCATATAGTCGCCTGCAGTGGTAAATTTTAGGTCGTTCATTATTCAATACCAAAATGCTCAAACATCTGCCTAACCGCTTGGCTATTTTCATCACCAACAAATGGTGCGCATTCCAGAACAATCAACTCGGCGAACAGTTTCTTATCAAAAATCTCCTGCCTGTAATCAGGATCATCGGGTTCAATCACCCGGGTTGCTTGCTGGATCAGTTCTTGAATTCGTTCGTTCATTATTTCCGCCCCCACGCTTGATCTTGACACTTCTTCCAAGTCTTTGCGACCCACTCGCTCATCTCTTGGGGTGTGATTGGCTTGTTCATAGTTCACCCCTTGAAGTAGTCTACCACACGACCACGACCTGCGTCAATAACTCTAGCCAGAATGTGCTCTCCGCCTAGTTGAGCCTTGGCGAACATTCGGGCTTCATCGAGGTCATCAAAGTAAAGAACCTCGTCAGTCCAGGGATCGGTGGTACCATAGTAGGTACCGTCAACATCTTGGAGTTCAACATAGAATTCAGTCATCACATAACCTCCCACCAAATATCAGGATTCTTTTTCTTACGATCAGTCCAGTACTTGATAGCCCATTCAATGTCGGTCTCAATCGCAATCGGAACCCGATTGCCAGTAACCGGATGCTTCCACGTGCCGATGTAGACTTTCATCATAATCACAGCACTTCCTGTTCGAGGATCTCAGTAGAGTAGCGGTCACCATACTCAGAGCAGACCGCCTTCTCATAGGAATCATATACGCCGCGAACGACACCAGCAAACATTACAATGTAAACCTTCATTTCTTGCTCCGTTCTTTCACTGTAGAGACATTATCTGATAATTAGGATTTAATGTCAACACAGAGCTCACGTGTGTTTTCTGCAGGAGAAGCGAGTGATTTAGGAGGTCGAAGGGGTTGTTGCGGAGTTTCTGTGATCTCCCCTCCGTGCGATTGCTGGTACATTTCTGCCATTGACTTGATGTAAAATTTCATTACTTTACCTCGTTTCGTAACCAGCGTGTATCGCATCACATTACTCCTTTACCTAAGATATTAGATGATTATGGATTTAATGTCAACTCGCCTTCTTTTTCGCAGCAGGGCGCGTTGTCGCTTTCTTCTTCGCTTTGGCTGCAGCGTTGTCTTTCCTCTCTGCAGCCTTTTGCTTCGCTTCGAAGAACTGAACTCGCTTAGTCATTCGCTGTTTAATATCTTCTGCATCGAACCAAAGTTCAACACCAGCTTTGACTTGAGCCATTTCCTCCTTTGTGAGGAACCCTTCATATGTTTCGGCGAGGATCTTTTCTACTTGACGAACGGTAAATTCCGTATGGAGTTTTACGTTGCCAGCTGTTCCAACAGATCCGAAAGATGCTGTGTGGACCATTGAGTATGCACTATCCAATACAATCACCTCATCGCAATACATCGAAATAATTGATGCTGCTGAATGACATGCACCAACAAGGACGGCTGTCACTTTTGCTGGTGTGTTCTTCAGGCCTTCGATGATCGCCATAGCAGTATCAAGCTGACCACCTTCTGAATTGATGATTAGGTTGAATACATCGTCATCCCCTGCATTAAACAGGAGGGAAATCAACTCACGATATTCAGAAGGATCTCCAATGCTACCGTCAAGGAAAACATCGTGATGTTGGTAGCTATGGACTACCGAGTTGATATACTGGTCACCCTTAAGAAGAGCTGCCAGAGACATTGGACTGCCTAGATTTTGTTCTTTCATTATCCACTCCATAAAAAATGTGCTGGCCGATTCTGGCTGTGACCCTCAAGTTTGTCATTCCTAGTTCGCTTTTGTGTACATAATCAGCATGGTAAAATAGTGCACCACGGGTGATATCAGGAAGGGTACGATAATTTATAAAAACATCATGCGCGATCTTCCAAATTTCTTGATATGTTTCGCGATTGAAGGCTCTTCTTACAGCAGTCATTCGCGACCTCTCATCACACCACCAGGAGAATTGGCAAACAGGGCCAACTTGTTGTTTAACCACTTCACAAACGGTCTTTGGAAATCTGCGTGAAGTAGCCCGGTTCATTGTGACAAACGCTACTGCACGTTTGCCTTCTTTACTCTCTGAACGCGCTTCGAAATAGATGTTGGCAGCCAGACAATCAATCTGTGCTTTCATATGTTCATCGATGTGCGTCTGTTTATATGTATGGGTAGTAGGCTCCTTGTTGACAGAAACAATTTCAGCTTTCACAGGCTTACTATCCTGCGTGGATCCAATGGTCAATAAAGTCGTCAGGAATGCGGCAATGCAAGCAGATAGATTTGGTTGCATGATCTTCCTTATGTTGTAGGGTAATATTGTAATAATACCCGGTTAGTGAAGTACAGTCAAATATAAATATTCAACAACAAAAATGGACTGTACACGAAAATGAAACAGTACGATATCGACAGAGATGGCATTGTGACATCCCAGGATATTGATAATGCAGATCACATCAGTGAAATAGTTCTACGAGAAGAGAAAGCTGCCACGCAAAAAAGAATGGCGTGGGTTGCCTTCGCTTTAATGGCAGTGTTTACTGCAGTTCTCTTTTCACCGATTGTAACAGACGCGCGAGTCCACGCTTTAGCAGACTTGTTGGGTCTATTTTACATTGCCCAGGCAGGTATTGTGGGCGCATACATGGGCGTCACAGCTTGGATGTCTAATACTGCATCCAGAAGTTCAAGTTACGGTTATGGTGGGCCAATTGCCCCTAAACCAGCAGATCCTAAAGACACTTCTCGATTCAGGGCTCCAGACCCCGATGATGTTCCGCCACCTAAAGGGCGCTGAACTGATCTCTTAGTTCTCGGAACTTAAAGATCCAATCATTCCTCTTTTCTTGGAATATCAACGGGTCATGGTCATCAACGCCCATGATAATCAGAAGTCTTCCAACAGGAATTCCTGTTAACTCCTCAAACATAACTGCATATGCCGAAGTCTGCATAAAGTAGTCATGAATCCAATCTCTTTGCTTAGGCTTTGATGCAGTCTTAAAATCAATCACATGCAGCTTGCCTTCATACTCAGCAATACAATCAACTGTTCCAGCCACCTTAAGATGATGTGAATATAGTTGTGTCTCAAGGCAGTGAATATTATTTATCTTATCCAGAAATGGCTTGATAGAATTGAACACCTCAACATCCGGCAGCGATGGCTTAGCATAGCCAGTCTTCAGATAATCCTCACAAAGAGTGTGTACAGCAGTACCACGCTTTGATGCCTTTTTGCTGATCTGGTTAGCCTGCTCATGTCCTACCCTATTCCGCCACTCCTGTATGTGCTTAGCTTTGTGTTGGCCAACAACAGTAGTGACAGAGGGATATGCGTTCCCGTCGGGAGTCTGATAGAGTCTGCCTCCATCAGAATCCACACGCACTAATTTTGGAATGTCATGGTGAATAAAAGTCTTCATGCAAAATAGTTCATAATTTTATCGTAGTATGCTTGCCGATGATCAAGACCATTGTAGCCTCCGTTGACGGCCTTGGTCATTCTCCGAACATCTCTATCATCAGCATACACATTAATGTTATTAATTGTCCAGTACCATGTTGCAGTCGCAATCGACACACTCTTATCATTAATCAAGACGTCAGGATCTTCCATAATGAAATCTTCATTTCCTGGATAGACATCACGAGCAAAATGTAGGTAGTTGTTTCTGCCCGTCAGATGGATAGGTCCTCGTCCACGAAACTTCCAACCATCCTCTGTCTCAGCAGGACCATTACCCATCCGATTGCCATATGCATAGCTGGCAACTAGAACTGGTTTGTAGTGGCATTTGTTGGCTAGTTCTCGATTAAAGATTCGTGGCCACACTTGCATCATACGATCGGCAGAGTAGTTCATGTTCTCTTCGAACCATCGCCAGCCACCTGTCTCAGCACCACATTGAGACAGAAATCCAGCTACACGATCAAGCGTATCGATGTCAAATGTTGGGAGAGTTACGTTTAGCGCATCAACCCATTCATCAGCTTCAATTGCAGTGGGAAATACACTCTTAAAAAATTCAGATGTTATTTGCATTTTCCTATCCTTGAGAGTCCATTATATCTTCGTATTTAAGTTTAGCTAAGATGTAATCACGAACTAATGAAGAACGAACGATATCATCTACCGTGAATTCAATCCTCGTGAATGCTTCCATGTGATATGCAATATCGAAGAACTTTAAGATACCACTAACATCATTCTTTTTCTTGTTTAAGTCTGTCTGGCGATAATCTCCACACCAGATGATTTTCGATCGATACCCAACTCGAGTCATAACAGTATCGATCTCTTCGTAAGTCAAGTTCTGCATCTCATCAACAATAATGATTGCATCATCAAACGACATCCCGCGAATGAACGACGTGGAGATGAATTCGATGTGATGTTGCTCTTCGAGTCTATCCCATGCATCTTTCCTACCAAAAAGAGTTTCGCAGATTTGTCTGTATGGTTGTTGATAGATCTCCATCTTTTCATTCACGTCACCAGGAAGATGACCAATCTCTCTTCCCTGCACTGCTGAGCGAACAACAATAATTTTATTGAAAGGGTTGGATTTGTCTAGGACTTCTTCAATCGCCTTATACATGGCACAGAAAGTTTTACCAGTACCGGCAACACCATGTAGAGCTATAAAGTAGTCTCCTGTCTTGTATGCTTCGAAGAACTTCTTTTGATTTTCCGTAAGAGGGTCGAAAGTCTTTAGGTCGTCTATCCTTAATTTAAGGTGATTGTTTGGTTTGATTGGTTTTACATTATCTTCTTCTTGTTCAGATACTTTTACAGCACGACGAGCCATCTGATTCCTTTCAAATGTTGGTTGTCCTATTTAGAACACTCCCGGGAGTTGTTGCGTGAATTTTTTGAAGCACCTCTTTGAACCCACCACTATTTTTAACACCTATCCGAATAGGGTCTGCGGCAACTGGTGCGGCCAATATAACTTGCTCGAGATGTGGATTGTCTTTGAGGAATTGTTCCCTACCTGACATTGACATCACCATCTCAGTTACTTCACCTGACCGCTTGTCTCTAAAATTATATGTTGGCATAAAATCCCTTAACAATGATTATCCGTGGGGTCAAAAATATCCAGGAGATTACCGCATATCCAGTTGGCAAACTTACCACGCCAGCTGTTTGGATCAGTTTCTATGTAACGCTTCAAGCGAGCCGTAACAAGCCACTCTCTCGGAATATCTAAAAACACTACAGATGCAATTGTAATATTACTCAATGCATCTACTAACAGACCAAGGAACAACCAAGGCCCGCCAAGTATATATGTTGTTGTGGATAGCTTCTTGTGTAGATGAGCTCTATACAACCCCATCACCAACACATACAAAGACCAAAACGCCCACAAGTATACAATTAAGTAAAGTACAATCATGTCCCCTCTTCCTCTTTTTTGTTTACAAGAATGGCATCGTGCTTAAGCACGATGTTACTATAACCCGATGGCGTTCGCGATAGAAACTCCGTCTCGTACTCACACAGCAATGGTACATCTTGTCCTACCATACCAGCATACCACATGCGAGAATCGCTACATTTTAAAATACGGATTACTTTCATATATATCTTCCCGTAAACAAAAAAGGGAGCCGAAGCTCCCTAAGAAACTCTAAACTACTCTATGTTACTTCTGGACGTTGTAGTAGTAAGTAGTCGCTCCAGCTTTCTGCATCTCGAGCTCAGTCATAAACGCGTTGATGATCTCACCACGCGACTTACCTTGCTTAGTAAGATTGATGAACAACTCACGAGCTCGAGCGAGCTTAGAGTTTGCACGAGCATTGCGCTCGACTTTCACCTTAGCAGGCTTAGGTGCTTTGACAGCTTTCGCCTTAGCAGGCTTAGCTACCTTCTCCTTCACTGCTTTGACGAGCTTCGTCTGCTCAACAGCAGGTTCGTCTTCCGGAATCTCAGGCAGAGACATTCCAGTCATAAGAGAGATGTCACCCTCCGCTTCCGGATACTTCTGGATGAGAATCTCACGAGCCTCTTCGGTCGTATAGGACTGAACGAGGTGGTTAAACATCGCTTGCATCACTTGTTCGCTAACCATAGTATAACTCCTTAGGATCAAAAAATTACTGCACGTTCGGCTTGGTCACAACCACAGGGCTCGGCTTGCGAGCTTTCTTCTTAGCAGCGAGACCAACGGTTCCTACTTCCTTCGACAAGTTCTTCTTATACAGTCGATCGAGGCGGTCCTCGAGTCGCTGGATCGCAGCCTTACGCTTCACCTCACGAGCTTCACGCTTCGCTTGGACAGCAGCAGCCTTAGCAGCCTTCAGTCGAGCAACTTCATCGTTGATCATCTGATCAACACGGTCGCGTTCTTGTTTGAGGTTCGAAATGGTTTCGGCAATCGCCATCAGTTGTTCAGTCGTCATCATAATATAGTTCCTTTCAGGTTAGGTGCAGATCACTTACTACAAGACCATTATAGGTCAAATTGGAATTAATGTCAACAGCGGACACTCGTCACACACTCGTGCTCGAGGAGCACACGGCACACCGGTTCGCTGCGCCAGCGAAGCGAAATCGGCTCCTCGAGCACAACGGTGTGTTGAACTTTGCCGCCGTACTTGACGCGCGACAGTTCGACACGACCCTTGACAGGGTATTCACCCATGTACTTGCCTTCAACAATCATTCCTTCAAAATTCCACATCACGTTTCCTTATTCAGTATGATCATTATAGGTCAAATTGGAATTAATGTCAACGGTCGTTATCGCGGGGATTTACAGCGAAAAGTGCCAGCACAGCCGCGATAATAACAACATACAACCCAAACCAGATGCAGAATGCAGCAAATACACTCACATTATTCTCCTTTACTGCAGATGTACACTACGATACATCCAGCGATAGTCAGCGACAGAACCAACGTCCAGTCGAGAAGCGTTGCAGAAGCAGGAAGCTCGGTGATCCCACCAGCACCGCCAACAGCCATCAACAAGCCAGCAACAAATCCAATCTTTTTCATAAAATCATCCATAGCGTGTTTCTTCAGTATGATCATTATAGGATAAATCAGAATTAATGTCAACCGGTGAATTTTGCGGTGTGTTTGCACGATCCACGAAAGCGTCCTGCAGGGCAGGAACAGGTGTAGTTTCCGTCTCTCAGAGCAACAGTGTACACTGCACCCCTCGATCCCTTCACATACCAGGTATCCGTCTTATCCCTTGTCCGGACAAGGACCTTGTATGTTCGACCTCTCCAGCTCATCTCGAGCGGCTTCGTGAACAATTGAGGAAACTTCTCACCAACCTTGATGTAGCCATACGCATACCTCATATCATCCGACATGATGTACTTGTGGTTGGGAAAGTCTTCTGCCCAAACAGTGGTTTCTTGTACTGTAATCATAAGTACATTGTAGGGCATTTGGGAATTAAAGTCAACAAGCGGATTTTACGTCAGTTTTGCGCGTAATCTTGAGTGTGATGGTAGAGCAGACTTCAGAAACTCCATCTGATCAGCAAGGATCTTCCTGTTGCACATAATCAACCCCTCTTCACGACATGGAATGTATGGAAGATAGAGAAGAGACATTCCACACTCTTCAAGAAGGCGATCATCCTTCTTGTTGTTGCAGCGTCTACATGAGGTAACACAATTCATCCAGGTATGACCACCTCCACGTGACTTTGGAGTGATGTGGTCATTAGTAAGATCACGGTACTCACACTCTTCACCACAGTAAGCACAAATGTTCAGATCTCGGCCGAACAATGTACGGTTGGTCAGCATCAGGGGCTTTCGTTTTGGATGGTGGGTCCCTCTAACAGCTATGATCGATGAGAATGAAACTCGAGATCTGTTTCCAGATAGTTTGTTCTCACCGCCGTGCTTGGTCCACGACCAGTCCCCTGTTTCCCATGCTACAACGTCTTTGACTTTATATGTTACAGCATCCTGCCAGGTCGACCAGTGTGTCGGCGTTCCGTGTTCGTTTAGTGTAAGTATCAATGGGGTCATTTGAATCACTAACTCATGTTTGTGGGGGTATTGGATAACAAGGAACCCCCGAAACCCCGCTTAGCCGATCAAGCAGCTAAGGCAAATACCTCATCGTTGGCATTTGTGGTTATTGCTTCTACGACCGGGTAATCCCAATCCTAACGACTTTCGCATTGCCGAACTGTCCACTCTGTTACTCATTGCCCTGTCGAACCTATTTCGCCCCCATCAAAAGTAATCTAGTTTGGATTCGAACCTTGTCCATGTATTGTCTACCTGCACGTCCCACCGTACTGGCCAGATTACTTTTGGTGGAGGCGGCGAGGCACTGCCCCCCGCGTCCAGAACACTTTTCTCTTTGCTTCATACAGTCATTCTTATAATATCTCAAACCTCAAATTAGCGTGGTCTGGATATTGTACTGCCACTTCTCCTTCAGGACATTTATAATTGATATGCCCCAAAAGAGTTGCTGTTCCTTTTGCTATCATACTACGGTGATCTTTATCAATAGTAAAAGTGTATGCAAAGGTGTCAACTCTATGATTAGCTGGCCCAGAAAACTTCGTGACACTGGGTGTAGCTGGGTGAGCGTGATACTTGCTATCTTTTACTTCAATCGCGAATCCTGTCACATCACAATCATTTCTTAGTTTTTCTCGAGCTACTACTACATCAAACGTACCATCAACTGGTCCACTTGATATACGAAAATGTTCAGGGTGCCACTTTAAAATTTCTTTCGATGCTATCTGCTTCCATACTTCAAAACCGCCACCTAACATTGCAAATGTCGCTGCGATAACACCCAAGACTTTCTTCAAGCCTTCGATGTCTAGGGAAAGCATTGATCCTCCTTTGATGAAAGTTAATCGTATTCACGTAACCATGTAATTATTTAGTATGACCTTTATGGTCACTAGATTCTTGTAGTGTAAAATATTATCACTCATTGAATTGATGCTGTCAACAATCCTTTGACGGACCTCGAGGTCACTGAACACAAGATCCAATGGCTTAACATCTACTCGAACGAAGAACAGACTGCTATCCTGATCTAGTGGAATTGATGTCTGCCTTTCTGTTCTGAAATATAGATCACTGATAGTTTTAGGAACACTTTGAGGTTTTGACTTTGGATGCTGACTTAGTGAAGCACTGTTTGTGATAGTCCATACAGATCTCTCGAATGGTTGCCTGCACATCGCTTCTGCGATTCGACTCGATGCATTGACTAACTTCTCCCCATCAGCAACGGCCTCATGTATAGATGTAAGAGACATTCCTAACCGTTCTCGAGGAACCCAACTACTTGGAAAACAGAAACAAATTGCCGTCAGTATCCCTTTATGAAGAATAGCAACATCTTCTTCGAAGTTTAATGCAAAACTCGCAATATTGCTGGTACGATTAACTTTACACAATTCACTTGCTTTTAACACCAGGTCGCCACCACCTTCTAACGAACCATACAGATCAGTACCCCACATGATCATCTCACATACTTTGTTGTACCCTAGTCGAGGTGATACTGTAAACAAAGGCCCACTAGCCTTCTGCATATGTGGGTTGGTTGTGTAGGGTACCTTGATCTCAACCATCGATCAGACCTTGAATAAACCAGATCGGTACTTGTCTGTTCGTCCATCTTGCAAATCGTGCTTTCTTCTCTACATAGAACTTCTTGTACGAGGATAGAGAATCACCCAACACTTTACATTCGTCAGGCATTGCCGGAGTTGGAGATGTAAATGGTTTGCCGCTAATTGTAGAGGGACAACGATATAATACCTCCCTGTACTGCTCACATGCATGCCTTCTACCGTAACGATGCGTATACTCTTCCAAGAGACATATCCACATATCGTAGAGCCATCTATAGTTCTCTTTACTCGCGCGAGTCCAGATAGCAGAGGGATGGTTAACATGAGAGGCCTTCATTAGGCTAGATTCTAATAAAGGGTGTTGCCATCTTCGAATCTTGCGGCCGCTCGACGTCAAGCTAACATATTCTTGACCATCAAGAATTCTGTGTGCTGTTGACATCAACTGAGCATATTCGATAATCATCTTCACGACATGCTTATCGCAATGCATCTCAGCACAAGTCTTAGGATCAGAGTCTAAGTAGAAGATGTTCATGATATAAGTGGCCTGCCCGGCAGGAATCGAACCTGCGACCCACAGCTTAGAAGGCTGTTGTTCTATCCCCTGAACTACGGGCAGAATAAATTAGCAGCCTTCGTCTCTGGCAATATCAGCTAGAATCTCTTTAGTGAGAACATCAACAGCAGAGAGTACACATTCTTCTGTACTCAGGATGTCTTGATAGTCGTTTGACTTTCGTTTGAAGATCAGATCGTAGTTGTCACGATACGATTGAGTAGTACCTTTTGTTTGAATACTATCACCTGTAATATCGTTCTTTGCTACCATAATAAACTCCTAATGGTGGTCTCCGAGGTGGGATTCGAACTCACGTTATTCCTCATCCCAAATGAGGTGCCATAACCGGACTAGGCGACTCGGAGATTTTAATCTTACTGAACTACGATTTGGACAGTGCGCACACAATTGCACTCGGGAATAAACACGTTAACATTTCGATAGTTCACTACCGGCTGTGGCATGACATAATGAGGTTGCTGGTAATAAACTGGAGCAGGAGGAACATAAGCAGGAGCCGTGTACACAGGCGCTGCATAGACAGGAGTCGTAGCAGCCCCAATGGCAGCTCCAACAATGAAACCTCCAACCAACGGTGCTACCCAACCATGATTGTGGTGACGATGACCGTGAGGGCCCGCAACAGCCACAGTGGCAGCAGAAGCAATCACGACACCAATAAGAAGTTTCTTAAACATAGTTTTACATCCTTGTGTAGTATATGTACATTATAACACAAGACATATTTATTGTCAACAGGTGAATTTACAGTGTTTTTGTGCCGCCTTCGTATGGTTTTGCTAAGTTAGACTCTAACATCAATCCCGATACATCTTTACCCTCAACTTCAATCTCAGCAAGATAATACCCCCACTTAGTTGCTTTCTGAGTACATACGACAACACTTTTATTGAGAGCAATACTCTGTAAAAGTTTTTTGGCTTCTTCAAAGCCTGGTGTACCACGTTCTGGGGTATCGATGTGAGCAATACGAAGTCTCTGTACTGTTGTGAGCTTAAATCCAAGATCAATCACTGCATCGACAGTATCTCCGTCAACCACATTTGTAATCTTTGCATTATACTTGTACATCTTACTTCTCCGTAACTTTCTGGGCTACATTGCCAGTGATATATGCTGCAACTGTGGCAATCACTACTGCAGAGTATACACCATCTGCAATCAATCCAAACTGGACCAAGAAGTGGCTAGAGGCCAAACTTAGTAGTGCAAGGATAAATTTTCTACTGATGATTTTATCTACCATAACATCCTCATGAAGTTCTATTACCGCTGTTATAACCAATGATGCATGAAGCAACAGCGTCTTTTGTTGTTTTGATTAGTGTAAATGATTTAGTTTCTTCATTTGACCACAATGAAAGGATGGTGCCGTTATCTTCAATGATAGTCCACTTCATCTTCTCTTTGTACTTATCAATTTCCTTTAAGACGTCGGAAGTAGGACCACAAACAACCTCTAGATCATACTTAAAGAAATTTTTAAGACTATCGTTAGGTCGTGCACTAGCAATAGTTGGGAGTACTACAAGTGCAGCTAAGATGTATTTTAACATCATGTGATCCTTGATGTGATGCTTCAGTAAAAGTTATATATGGGTGCAGAGATATAACTTTTACTGAAGCATGGGGTGGTGCCCCTGGTTGGAATCGAACCAACGACCTGCCGCTTATCTGGCGCTGACGGGGTATAAATCCGCTGCTCTACCGCTGAGCTACAGGGGCATGAAGAGGAGATTTCTCTCCTCTTTTCTAACCCTAGAGCTTAGCCAAAGACCTTCTGCATGAAGCGGCCTGCCGTTACAACACTACGAGTTGGTGTACCAAAGCGATAGAACACCTTGACACGACCCTTTGTATCCTTACGCTTGTTGGCGTAGATTGAATAGCCCTCATCGCGAATTTCACTGATTCGTGCAGCAACAGTAGCCCGGGTAGTTTTGTACTGAGCAGCAAGTTGAGCTGCAGTCTTCTGCTTACCCTCGATAACTAGTTGCACAAAAATCTTATCTTTCATTGACAGTTCCATACTATTCTCCTTGAGATTATAAAAAGTACTCTTTCAAGTACATGACCATTATAACACAGAACACAACTTCATTCAAATTTATTTTGTGTTCTTCTATGTGTGCACGATCTCTTTGATGTTGGTGAACGAGATTGCGTGCTCACATATCCTACACGGTTTTGCCAAAAGAGGCTGGCCGCTTTTACCATAACGCATGATAACAATCTTATGCGCTTTATTCAGATCCCTGCATCTTGCGATCGCGTGGATCTCTGCATGAACAAACACTTTATAGTCTTCTCCGACATCCTTAGCATACTTAGCCTGTAATGGGTGGGTCTTCACGTATGAATTCCTACCCATGCTCAACAAGTTGCCACGCTTGTCGTAAATCAAAGCTGTAATATCATGTTTACTCATATCCGTACATAATACAGTGTACAGGATTAAATGTCAAGTTTATTTTCGTTTAACTGCTCGACTAGGTCTTCAACATCAAGGTCCTCAACGATGTCGTAATACTCATCCTTAGCGATTACTTCTTTCATCCACTCGAGTACTTCCGGGTCTACTTTGGTCTGCATGTTGTGTTCCTTTTACTTCTTTAGTTGACTATCAATCCACTTTTGGGCTTCGGGTGTGTGATCTTTCGATGATACAACCTTGCCGAAATGCTTGTGAATCTTATCCAAGCGGTCGAGATGTTTCTTTCTCTCTTCAGGTGTTGCCTTTTGCATGTCGATTGAGTTGTCCACACTGTGGAAGTGGCTCCCGAACATATCCTTATAATGATCCTTTGATTTGTGAACATTTGTCCACTTTTCTTGTCTGACCTCTTCTGGCACCTCGCGGCCGCCTAACTGGCCACGCATTACGTTTCGTTTTTTTGATGTCTCATTATCGGTGTGAACGAAGACCATGTGAGTCTGGTATCCCATCGACTCGAGGTGGTCTTTCATTGCTTTGATCTTGTGATGGTCGTCGCCGGTACCGTTAATGATTATACCATTCCTACCATGCTCCGAAAGCTTCTTTTTGAGCTCCGCAGTATGCTTTGCTTTAACGCGAATTACATCTCTCTTAGATTGTTCATGCTCTGGCATCTTAGGATCTAGGCCGTGCTTCTTCATTAGATGTTCAAGAGGAACATCAGAGTTGATTTCCCGTAGACCATGTCCTGCTAATGTCTTATGCATTACATAATCTTTGCCTGAACCAGGTGATCCGGCCATGAATACGGCTCGGAAGATCCCTTTGTCGTGAACTCCCTCTTGAATAACTAAGTACTGTTTAAAGTTTAACATGGTTGTATCCCATACAGACAATGTAATGAGACTATTTATGGCTCCCCGACGTGGACTTGAACCACGGACCCAAGCATTAAAGTGCTTTGCTCTACCGACTGAGCTATCGAGGAATTGTATGGTGGACCGGCGGAGGATCGAACTCCGACTAAAGGCTTGCAAAGCCCCTGTG